CAAGCATACGACAACTTCAACACATTCCCTAAGAATGATAATATGTTAATGGAACTATCCAAACCAGCAAATTGTAATGCTGTTCTCGGATACGAAGTAGAAGACTTTAAGCAACTCGCTAAATCAACTTCCGCTGTTGGTTGGAAAGCAAGTGATGCTTTGGGAGCAAACGAGGACGACCAGTTTGATACCAATCAGAATTTTCTAATCCAAATACCTAACCTCCCCATTATGGGTCGTTTAGGCTCAACAGGACAAATTGCTCCCATTGTTGCTTGTGGTCGTCTCAAATCAGTATATAATGGAGACCAAGAAGATGGAGCATATTGGTATGAATTTAATAATCCGACAGCCATCGCATTGAATAATGACGCTGAAATAATATTGAATGAAATCAATGTTCGTCTCACCGATTTCTGGGGAGTGAAAATTCCTGGCTTAAAGAAGCACACTACATTGATGCTTGAATTTACTCCAAATCCCCCAGATGGAGTTCGTCCTCACCAACATAATGTTATGGGAGGACTTATAGCCCCTGGCGTAATTCAGTAATTTAAGGAAATTATAGATTTAATATAGATTTTTTATAGAATGAGTTTCTATAAAAAATTATTTTTCTCAGATATATATAAAAGCAATGAGCCACAATCTATTCGCCGATGAAAAGGGAGCAGCCGACTTCCTACCAGATACCACCATTCCACCTCCACCACCTCCTTCTCCTGAGCCTGTTGATGAAGCAGACCCCTCTGACTTTGGCTTAGATACGCCTATGCCGTCGGAAGAAGCAGTAGAAGAAGTATCACAGGAGATGTTTAAACCAGCCAAACTCTTAGATAGTGTAGATGCTAAGGATTGGAGAGCCAAAAATGGTAGAAAAGCCCCAGGTCAGCGTGGAAAAGACAAGACACCACGCAAGAAACCTGAATTAACTGAAAAAAGAAAAGCAGCATTAGCCAAAGCAAGAGCAGCCAGTTCAGCCAAAGCAAAAGCAGTAAGAGAAGCAAAAGCAGCAGCCAATAAAAAAATACCAGATAAACAAGAGATTAAAATGGAAGTAGTAGAATTAGAAGAACCTAAGGAAACAAAAGGAAAAATGGTCGTAATAGATGAGACCACAGTAAATACGCCTGTGCCGAAAGCATTACCACCATCTCCACCAAGTCCTCCAAAATTAAAACGAGCCAACTCAGTAAGAGAAGTAGAAGCCCCTGCTCCAACTCCAAGGGAGAGAACATATAGTATAGCCGAATTTAATCAGTTCAAAGAGTTATTTGGCGGACGCAGTTCGGTTCAATCACCAGTGGCTCAACCGAGACCTTCGCAACCAGCCCAACCCATTCCGATACCACAGAAACGCCAACCAGTAAGAGCAGGTCAGAGAAGACAAGCAAATCTTCCCAATCTCAATCCGCAAACTGCTCCGAAAGCCAAGAACCCTTGGGACGATATGTTTATATAAATTTAGTGTATAATAAATAAAAAAATAATCTTTACCTATAATAAATAATATGCCGAAGAAAAAGAAGGAAAAGATAAGTGATGACCTTACTATATTACCATTGGTTGATGAAGAGATTAACACGAAAAATCAGTTAAAGAAAGACTTACACCCCAATCTTCCAGACATCAAGAAAGGAGCATTAATGGGAATTGTCGCATCAATCAGAAGTGGTAAAACAGTTCTGATAAATAATTTGTTTATGAGACCAGAATTTTTTAAAGATTGTTTTGATACAAGTTTCTTCATCTCTCCAACAATTTATTCTGATAAATCAATGAGATTTATACGAGATTTATATGATAGCACTTGTTATGATGAATATTCTGATGATATAATATATAAAATTTGTAAATATCAAGAAAGCCAACCCTTAGAAGAAAGGGGTTCTTACAGCATTATGGCTGATGATTGTGTAGATTTAAAGCGAAATAGTGCCTTGGTTTTCCTTGCTTCAAGATTTCGTCATTACAGCCAGAAAGCCAGTTTTGTTGGGTTCTCCACACAAAAATTCAGAAGTTTATCTCCAATTATTAGAAATAATACAACTGATTGGCTTATAGGTGGAGTTAAAAATAAAAAAGAGAGAGAAAGTATAATTGAAGAAATGGCTGACGCATTTGGTGGAGAGGAACAATTTGAAGAACTATGGAATTACGCAACAAGCGAACCATTTTGTTTTCTTTACTTAAAGATGGATAAGACACCTTGTGAAGCATACAAAAATTTCAGTGAGAAACTATATCCACGAGAAGGAGGAAATCCAGAAGAAGACAATAATGAAGATGATAGCATTGAAGAAACAATTGAAGAAAATATAGAAAATGAATAATAAATTTTTTTCTAATCTTTATTATATAATAAAATGAGTTCAACCGCATACGATAGATATTTACAACAGGCTGGTGGATTAGCCCAAGCCATTGGTTCAATGGAAGGTAATTTACAGCAAGATTGGCTAAGCAAATATACAACAGAAGCAGATAGAGAAAATACTAAAAAGACATTAGATGTTGGTAAAGCAGCATTTAATGTAGCCCAAGGTGAGGCATTAATAGGACAAGCAGTTGGTTTAGGAACGGCTGGTCTTGCCGCAATACAAGGTGCTAAAAAGGTAGGTGGAGCAGTAAGAAAAACTTACGCAAAACATTATGGTAGCCCTGATGATGCTGAGGAAGAGCAAATCGCAGAAGGCGATGAAGGTGAAGCCTTGGATAGAGTAGGACAGGGTAGTGGTGTGCGAGATGGAGAAGCAAGAGTAGCAGGAGGAGACCGTGATGCTATCCCAGGAAGGAGTATGGAAATGGACGAACCAGGACTTGCTGCCGAAGTAGATGAAGCCACACCATTACTTAAAGCAGGAGCAGGAGATGCCGCAGCAGAAATGGAGACAGCAGGACACGGTATGCTTTCCAGTATGAAGGCAAGAGTAGGACAAGCAATGGGAGATGCTCCTGTTGCCGTAGGTGGAGGAGAAATAGAAATGATGGAAGGTGGTGATGCTAATCGTCTTAGAGATTTAGAACAAGTAAGACACGGTGTTGATAGTGGTAGTGGTGGAGCAGCCGCAAGATTAAGAGCCGCAGGAGCAGAAGATGCCGCCCAAGCAGTTGAGGAAGGAACTATTGGAGGTATGGGAAGGGCAGCAGAAGCAGGTGAAGCATCAGAAGGTGTTATGAGCCGTTTAGCAAGTGGAGCATCATCGGCAATGGAAGCGGCAGGAGGAGCAGTTGAAGGACTTGCTGAACGCTCATTTGTCGCCGATTTAGCATTACAAGCCACGCCATTTTTAGGAGAGGCTCTTGATTTAGGTTTATTGGCTTATGGAGTAGTCCAAGGAGTTCAACAATATCAGGAAGGTAAAGAGGAACAACAAGCCGCCGCTGCTGACCCAGTAAATCCGCCAACATCATTTGGAAGAACAAACCCAAGTCTTAATGCTTCAATCGCCATTCCAGTTTTTGATACTACAAGAAATCATAATTCAGGACATATTTCCACATTTTAATTTTAATTTAAGTAATTGGATTAAAAATAACTTTAAGATTTATTTTTATTAAAAAATTTAATAAAAATAATTTTCTTTCTTTATTATATAATAAAATGTATTCATCTGCTAATAACAAATCGCTTAATATGCCGACTATCGCCAAGTCAGTTTTGTCCGAACGCCAGACCCAATACAATCCGCAAGACCAAGTAATCATTAAGATTAGTCCTGGATTGGGTAATATGAACCCCTTAGAAAGTTTCCTTAGATTTAGGGTGGCTGTTAAAAACACTGGTGATATGCCTTTCTGTGCTGGACTTGATGGAAACGCAGGAGCATATTCTTTATTTGAGAGGGTTGATATTTATAGTGGTCTCAACGCAGTTCATCTTGAAAGCATACAGGGTGTAGCCGAATTTATGGCTATGTATTCCGCTTTTGATAATGATAAATCCACTCACGGTCGCAGAGTGCTTACCGAAGGTTATGGTGGTGTAGCAGGAACACTATCCGCTCAACCTGTTTCTGGTAATAGCAATGGTCTTCTTTCCAATTTTTATGAAGTTTCAACAACCAATCGTGATGTTAATAATAGAGGTTGTGAATATAAAGATGTTGAGGTAGTCCTCCCACTTTACTTTTCAGGAATTTTTAATTCAAACCGTATTTGGTCTCTTATGGCTTCTGACGGTCTTGAAATCCGTATTACACTTCGCTCTGCCTCGGAAGCAATCAGAGCCTTTGGTGAATATGGTTATTCTGTTGGTGCTTTACCAGCCCAGTATCCCAGACCTTATGATAGCAACGCTCAACTCGCTGCTGGTAATCTTCAAGAATTTGGTGCTGATACCTCAGTCCAAAGAGCATACGCTATTGCTGATGTAAATAACTCAGGTGCTCCGACTGGTATTGTAGCAGGAACAAATGTAAATAGTGTTGAACTTATGAGAACGAATAATGCTGCTCTTCCTGCTAATGCTCGTGGTGTTAATAGTTTAGCCCAATGTCCGCTCCTTGTAGGACAACAGTTTATTTACAAAGTAGATGCTCCTGCTAATACTTATGTTAATCTTGGTGTGATTACTGGTATTCAGTTGGCTGCCGCTGCTCCTAATAATGTTGAACTCCTATTTAATAATGTTGCTGTCGCTGCTGGTGATGATGCCGCTGTTGCTAATCAGTGCTGTGGTAATCGTGGTGGAGCAAATATTATTGAGGCAACTGGTGATGCTGCTGCTCTTCTTTCTACTACTACTGGTCTTGGAACAGTATCCATCACACCATCTCTTACATTTGAACTCAACGATGTTGAAATGGTTATAGGAACAGTTATGACCCCACCTGAATATTCTGAGGCTATGATGGCTAAGGTTGAGAGCGATGGTGGTCTTGTTTATGAATATCCTTCTTGGAATTTATACCGTCTCCAAGACAATCAAGCACCAAGAACATCTCTCCTCATTCCAACTCTTGAAGCCAGAGCCAAAGCCCTTGTTATCAACCCTGTTCGCTCTACTTGGGGAACAGGAGGACAGGAATTCCAGAACTCTGCTCTTGATGCTCCTCAGGATAGTCTCCAAAATTATCAGTTCTTGCTTAATAACACACTCGCTCCTGATTTACCAATTGAATGCCTCCGCAGTAATACCGCAGCAGATGGTGGTCTTGAAGCCTGGAATGATGTAGCGGTTCAAGAAGCAGAAAAGGCTATGGAACGAGCAGATATTAAGGTTAATGATTTAAGAAACTTTCACGCCCATTTTACCGCTGGACGCAGACTTTCCACAGACAACCATTCTTATGATGCTAAGAGCAATGAAATCAGAGTTAATTACCAATATCTTAACACTCCCAAAGTCCAGAAACAATGGTTCGCCCAAATGTCTCATATTCGCAGATGTGTAATCAAACCTGATGGGATTGAAGTAATTTATTAAATAGATTTAGGTTAAATCATAAAAAAATTTAAAATAAAAATTAGAAAAAATTTTTTCTAATCTTTATTATATAATAAAAATGAGTTTAAGAACTGAACGCTTCGTTATTGCCTCAATCAATAGAACCAATGATGGGAACTTCTCGTATTCAAAGGGTAATCCTGTAATTAGATTTGACTTCGCCGCTACTAACAAATTGTTAGACACCTCTTCTTTAAGGTTGTGCTGTAAAGTCCGAATGTATAAAGGAGATGGAAACGCCCCAAACAATAACCAAAACGCAACTGGTAATCCTGCTTTCCAATCGCAATTATCCGCAAATAATGGAACAGCCTCTCTACTTAACACAGTAAGTCTTACAACTGGCTCTGGTGCTTCCATAGAGACTATCAGAAACTATCCTCGCCTTGTCGCCTCAGTCCTTCAACAGACTAACTCTTGGGGTGATTACTCCACCAATCTTATGTATCTCCAAGGCTCAACCGCTAACGATAAATGTGAAGGTCGTATGTGTAATCTTGCCTCTGGAAACAAAGGAAAAGAATATTCTTTCTCTGTTGCTATGCCTCTACTCTGTGGTTTCCTTATGAGAGGAGACAACATTAATCTTTCCAACCGTGGTGGTATCGGTGGTATGAGTGTATCTCTTACACTTTCACCTGATGTATTTAGCGTCTTTGGTGCTGATGCTGCTGGACTTGGTGGCTCATACATTGAGATGATTGACCCTGTTCTTACAGGACAGTTTATCATTCCTAACGATGATAGAGACCTACCTGATACTGGAACTATTGTCTATAATTCTTGGACTGCTCTCTACAATGTTAATCAAGCGAGTGATAATACCTATGGGTATAATCTGGGTTTAGGAGCAGTTGTGTCTCAGTTTAACAACAATATCCCTGTTCCTAATATCAATAACTACTTACAGAATTGTAGTTTAACCACCCAACTATTAAGGAATGATAACACCGTTCCTCCCAACCAAATTTGGAAAGCCCCAATTACCACCACCTCAACAGAGAAAGGAGGTGTCTTCTATCCGCTTGACTTTGTGGTTGATGAAGATAAAAATGCTCCTACATCGGCTGCTGCCTCATCAACAGATGCTTACCAAGACCCAGTTTTTGATGCCCTCCGATTTAGATATAGTTTAGACAGTATTAAACCATATAGGAGAACATCGCATCTTTTAGCAGGAGCAGTATCTGAAAATGTAATGACCGATAGTGCTTGGACTGGAAAATACAATTACAATAATCCGCAAGTATATGATTATGGTGTCCTTCCTACTGGTCGTGATTATGTAATTAATGGAACAGTATTTAGTGTTGGAACAAGATACGACGGTTTAGGGACTGGAACTGGCTCAGTTGATTTTAAGAACAGCCAATTCTCTGAACGCCTAACTTCCAAACTTGATGGTAATTCCCCCAATGGATTATATTCCTACTTTCTTCATCGTGCTGCTGTTAATTTCTCACCCCAAGGAGTTTCAGTAAGTGTTTAAGAATTTAAGGATTTGTTCTGAATTTAAATTAATTAAAAAATTTTATAAAAAAAAATTTTCTAATCTTTATTATATAATAAAATGTCCGCTACTCTACGCCAAACTGTTGATGATAATCTCGGAAATAACCAACGCATTGAAACCAGACAAATTCGTCCCACCACTGCTGTTGGAACTTCAAATGGGTCTGTCCGCTTTAAATTGCCCCAAACTGGTATCCTCCATCACGGAGCATACATTACTATGAAACTTAAATCAGGAGCGGCTGAGAACTTCCAATGTCTTTCCGCAGGAATATTGGGCTGTGTCCGCCGAGCCGTCTTATATAATGGAAACAAGGCTGTAATGTCGGTAGATAATGCTAATCACCTTATGACCTTGAAACGCCATTTCCAAACTGTTGAGGAAAGAGCCAATAAAGATGGTGTCCGCCACGGCTGTGTTGATGCTTTTATGGTTTCCAATGAAGACGCAGAAGCCCAAAAGGGTAGATATAAATTAGATATGGCTCAACCCCAGATTGAGTATAACGCAGGAAGAACTGAATGTAATGTAGATAATCCTTACCGTGTAAAGACTGATACTACATCGCCTGAATTTATAATCAAACTCTCTCAACTCTTCCCATCATTCCTTGCTGGTCTTCAACTTCCTCTTTCGCTATGCCGAGACCCTTGGAGTTTAGAACTACAATGGTCGGAAGATGTTGCTGGTTCTCGCTGTTGCTACAAACAAGGTGCGACCTTTGCTCCTGGTAATCTTATTGAACCTGATAGTCTCAAACTTGTTGTTGATTTACTTTACTACGCCACACCAGAAGGTGAAGTCGGTGTTATGGAAGCACTTACCGATAAAATGAACTCAGAAGGTGGTATTTCTTTTGAATATACAGATGTGGTCTCCATTGTATCTGATATACCTGCGGTTGCTGACCCTGGTGCTGGTAATATTACCACTCAGTCGGTCAATCGTCTTGTAGGTATGGTTGGAGAAAATCTCCGCAACCTTCTTATCTCCACTCCTCGTCGTGCTACTGGAAATGCGGCATCTACTGATGGTCTTAACTCAGGAAACGGTCTTCTTGGTCGCTACTTCTCATCTGCTCCTCAGGGCGAACAAACCATTCAAGTTAAAATAAATAATCGTCCTCTCTATCCTATGCCGATTGGAACACACGGAGACGCTCAGCATCACGACCAAATAGGTCAGGTATATGGTCTCCCTCTTAATGTAGGAGTTCATCAATACTCATCAGAAACTTCTCTCCAAGCCAATGCTCTTGCTGGAACACAACAGCCGTCTATCTCAGACCATACTTGTGAAACATACCCCCAGAATAAACTTATTGCGGAATATAATTACCTTGGTGTCCCCACGCAACTTACACGAGCCAATGTTGCTGGTAGTGGTGTTGCGGTAGGAACTGCTCCTGTTGAACTTCAAATTGAGCGTGTCCGTTCTCACGAGCAATTTGGTGCTATTGATTTGTATGTCTTTGGTGAAGTTGAACGCTCCTTCACACTTAAAAATGGTATTGTCTTCCTTTCAGGACTTTAATTGTAAAAATAAAATATTATGTTATATATAGTATATAATATAATATGATAGAACCGAATAAAAAACCGTTTGCTATGTATAAACACACGGAACGAGAGCGTGATTATATATTCTATTATATGTATCACGACAAGGTTGTAAGAAAAAAAGGGAGTTCTTTAAGTGATAGAGGTTCTTTAAGTAATCTAAAAGATATGTCTAATCAACATACAGACAACTTAAAGAACGGATATAAAATGGTTGTAGCAGTTTCCACAACTCCAAGTTTTGATATTAAATTTTAATTACCATAATATTTTATCAGCATAATATCCAGCAGTTCCTACTTTTACTCTATTTTTTGCGTGTCTTGCTTTGTA